AATTAAACACGAATCCGTTTCCCAAAACTACTCAACTGATTCGGATGTATGGAATATAGACAACTATATTAAAGTTGATGTAAAGCGTTATAAATTAGTTTTAAGTACCTACGTTTTATTAGATACTACAACGTATTGGGCGTTTGACGGATTCGGATATTACTCGCAAGGGTTCAACCCTTTGCATATTGGCGTTATGCCAGTACACTTGGATCCAAAAGATTACTACTATTGGGTTGACACAAATAATAACCCCGCAGTTAATCAATTAGAACGGGCGGGTACGTTTACGGCTTATTTAAGGTCGGGAAGAACAATAAGGTACACTCAATTTCAAACGGGTTTAACTTATTCTTATTCGGTAAGTACGAGCGACGTGTTTAATCTTTATCGAGTTTATCCAAGTTATTTTTTAACAGGAAACAAAGTAGAAGTTTTGGTAGGTAGTACGGTTGTTTGGGAAGCAAATTTTTACCCAATAGAAGAATGTAGGTACGATGTAATTACGTTGGATTTTATAAATATGTACGGAGCTTGGCAGCGTGAGTTTATGTTTAAAGCGTCTTACGAAAGTTTAAGCACGAATACTACGGAGTTTAATTTAATGCAAACAATGGGCTTATTTGGCGCTTACAATACGGAGTTAAACCAACGGCAAGCGTTTAATACTAACGGAACAATAAGCTACCGAGTTAACACGGGTTGGGTAGACGAATCTTTTAACTCAAATATCCAACAACTTTTATTAAGCGAAAGAATCTTATTGAATAACGAACCCGTTAAAATGAAAACAAAAGAATTCGATAAGCAAAAAAATATAAACAATAAAACAATTAATTACGTTTTGGAATTCGAGCAAAGTACCGACCTAATTAATAACGTTATATAATGAAAAGGCAAGTACGCATATTTGTAAAGACGCAATTTGAAACGAAGAGCCTAGATTTATTTAACGATGAAACAATCGAAGTAAATTCTACGATTCAAAATATACAGGATATTAGTAAAACGTTTACGGATTTCTCGCAGTCGTTTACGATTCCTGCGAGCGCAAATAATAACGCGGTATGGCAATACTTTTACGAGAACTCCTTAAATAGTTCAATTAATTACCAAGAAAGATTAGAAGGCTACATAGAAATAGATAGTACGTTTTTCCGCAGGGGTAAAATCCAAATGGAAAAGAGCCAACTAAAAAACGGACAACCAAATAACTATACGATTACTTTTTATGGCGACGTAACCACGTTAAAAGATTTAATAGGCGAAGACCTATTAACAGACCTTGACTATACAACCATAAACCACGATTACACGTTTAACGAGGTTTTTCAACGTATAATTAATTACGGGACGGATTGGGACGTATGTTACCCGCTCATAACGTCTAATCGCATATGGGAATATTTAAGTACCCAACCGAATACTACCGTACCTAATTGGCTAGTTCCTTTTATGGGATCCACGGCTAACGATATACATACCAATTCGGGCGCAATAGATTACCGTGAATTATTTCCTTCGGTACGTGTAAAATCTATTTTTGATATTATAGCCCTTCAGTACGGGGTAACTTTTACGGGAGCGTTTTTAAACGACCCGCGTTTTACGCAGGCGTATTTATGGTATAAAAATAAAAACAATTTTGAGTTTAGCGGGCAACCAAAACAACTTGACTTCGACACTGTAATAAGTTTTTTTACCCCAACTTACCCGCTTAATTTTTACGTTAACACTTCGTTAAATCAAATTACAACCCCGTTTTTTAACGGCGCTACGTGGATGAACCACGTAATATTGTTAGACGTTACTTCGGTAAGTTCTCCTAGTACGACTTATTGGATAGACACGTACCGAAACGGAGCATTGTTTTCTACGACACAGGGAACGGGAACGGCTATTTATGGGCTTGCTAACGTTACAAATGTTCAAGGGTTAAATGACATTTGGGAATTTTACATACGTTCTAATTTTCCTTTAACGTTTGATTCGGAAATACAATACGAAATAACATATATAACCCCCGCGAACCCAACTCCAACAACTGAATTTATAAGGTATTCAAACATTACGTTAAACCTTTCGGCGTTTACCGACCTATCGCAGTTAGCGCCACAAATGAAAATAAGCGATTTTATTTCAGGAACATTAAAACAATTTAATTTAACGTGTTTTAACACAGCGCCAAAAACATACGAAATAGTACCTTTAGACGATTGGTACGGAGCGGGCGCAGTAATAGATATAACCGAGTTTACGGACAAAAACGAAATAGGAATAGACCGCGTTAAACTTTACAAAAAAATAGGTTTTGCGTTTGAACAATCCAACTCGTTAATGAATAAAGCTTTTTTTGAACAGGGCTTAAAAGAATACGGAAACACGGAATACCAATTTCCATACGACGGCGGGGAGTTTACTATTAAAGTTCCTTTTGAGAATCTTTTATTTAATCAGTTTACGCATTCGGGAACTCCAACGGGTTTACAAGTTGGTTACTCGTTAGATAGTTCTTTTTCTCCTTACATTCCGAAGCCGTGTTTACTTTACAAATATGGCGGGGTTAATGTTGCCCAACATATACACTTTACGAACGGAAGTAGTTTATTTCAAACCAACGACTATACAATGTTCGGGCAGGATTTAACCGACAACGGAATAAATTATTCTACTAACTTTGCGCCTGAAACTTCTTCGTACTGGTTATTTCCAATACAGCAAAGTATTTTCGCAGCGTATTACTTTCCTTATTTAACTAACTTATTTAACCCTAAAAACAGGCTAACAACTATTAAGGCTAATTTACCCGTTTCAATTTTAACGGGGTTGCGCTTAAACGATCGCTTAATTATTCGCGATAAACGTTATATAATTAACGAAATGAAAACAAACCTAGTAAGCGGAGAAAGTACGTTTCAATTACTTAACGATTTTATGCCCGTACTCCCTGCGAGAGTTGTTAACACTACGCAAAATATACCAACGGTAGTAGTACCGATTACGTTTCCTAACTTAGAACCGAACCGAGGCAATACCACGCGAGCTACTTTTGCAAGTTCAAACGCCGATGTTATTTTACCCGAGCCAATTACAAGCAGTCAACGGGTTTCGTTTACGCTTCCTGATGTAATAGGAAACGAAGAACGAATAACCGAAGAAGCGGATTTAAGAATAACCGAAGACGGAAACAGATTAGAAACGGAAGGCGCAAACGATGTTATAAACATAACAATAACTTTTGAAGGCGAAGACGGAAGCGAACAAAGACAAGAAATAATAATTATAAGGAGATGAGTTATATAAATCAAATAGTGCAATTATTACAAGTGGCGGAATTCTTAGGCGAACACGAATACATTGAAATTGCAAAAGGAAAATACAAACTAAACGATAAAATTAAACCAGCGTACAAACAAATGCTACGCGAGTTATATATAAAAAAACTAAATAGAAATGTCGGAAAAACGAACCATTGAACTTGAAATAGTAGACAACGTAAAATCTTTAAAATCGCAATATAAAGATGCGGTTGCGGAACTACAAAAGGTAAGCGCCGCATACGGAGAAACGAGCGACGAAGCCATAAAAGCCGCAAAAAACGCAGCGGAATTAAAAGACCAAATCGGATTTACAAACGACTTAGTAAAATCATTTAACCCCGATGCTAAATTTGATTCATTAACCAAATCTTTTGGCGGGGTACTAGACGGATTTCAAGCAGTTGAAGGCGGGTTGGGTTTACTTGGTATTGAAAGCGAAGGAGTACAACAGGCTATGTTACGCGTACAAAGCGCTATGGCTTTTTCCCAAGGTTTACAGGGGGTAATGGAAGCCAAAGATTCATTTAAGCAATTTGGTACGGTAATTAAAGACGTTGTATCGGGAATATTTAAAAAGAACGCGGCAACGGCGGCAGGGGCGGCAATAGATAAAGCCAATGTAGTTACAACGGGAGCGCAGGCGGTTGCTTCAACGGGATTGGCAACGGCTCAAACAGGGGTAGCAATTTCGACAAACGTAGCAAGCACTTCGATGAAATTATTTCGTATTGCTTTAATTGCTACGGGAATAGGCGCTATCGTTGTATTACTTGTTTTGCTTATTACCAACTTCGATAAAATTTCGGCGGCGGTAATGTCGGCTCGCGAACGCTTTGAAAAATTAGGAACGGGAGTTAAAATTTTAATTGCCGTTTTGTTTCCCGTTGTAGGGATTATTTTCGGAATTGTTAAAGCGTTGGAAGCTATGGGGGTTGTTGACGATGTAAAGACCGCTAAGCTAAAAAAGAACGCGGAGGCGCACACGGAAGCCGTTGTAAAGTCTGCGGATAAACGAGCGGCGGCAATTAAAAAAGAACAAACCCAAAACGATTTAAAAGCACAACGCGAAATAGATTTAGCCAAGGCTTCGGGAAAAGCGACCTACGAAATGGAGTTATCTAAATCAAAATCGCACTTAGCAAGCGGGCGAATTTATTTAGAAGTACAAAAAGCTAAAATGAAGGCAATCCAAGCCGAAATAGATTTACTATTAGCAACGGAAGACCAAGACTCGGATAGGTACAAAGCGTTAAAAAAACGCGCCGATGGAGTTCGTAAAATAATGGACGACCAGTACAAAGACAACGCAGAAACGAACCAAGCCATTAAATTAATGGAAGCCGCACACCAAAAGGAAATGGCGGATAAAGCTAAGGCAGCGGGGGATAAAGCCAAACAAGCCGCAGACCAAAACCGCAAAGCCTACATAGATAGCCTAAAGAAAGAAAACGAAGACCAAGCGAAGTTAGTTGAAGAAGCCGAAAACCAAAAACTCGCGTTAATGGAAGACGGAATACAAAAAGAAAAGGCGCTTCGACAAGACGCGTTTAACGATTACCGCGACAACTTTTTAAAAGAACGAACTCAAGAAGAACAAGCCGCTTTGGATAAACAATTTGCAGACGGAAAAATAAGCGTTGAACAATATAATACAGCCGTAGAACAACTAAGAATAAATGCGGAAACTAAACTAACGGAACAGGAACGCGCAATACTTTTAGGAGCTAAAGATATTTTGAACAAAGACTTGTTAGCAATCGACGACAAGCACAACGCCGAGGTATTAAAACGTACGGAAGATTTTCAAAAGAAAATGAAGGAAGACGAAAAGAAACGGCAAGAAGATTTTTTAAACCAAGTTGAATCTATACAGGAACAAAACTACCAAGCCAGTTTAAGCGATCAAGCCCGTGAACTTTATTTACTAGAAGAAAAGTACGCGGAAATGGAGCGAATGGCAAAAGGTAACGCGGATGCAGAAAAAACAATAGCCGAAGCCAAAGGACGCGAAAAAGCGGATATAGATAAAAAATACGAAGAAGAAGAAGCGGCAAGAAAAACGGCAGCTATACAACGCAATGCGGATTTAGCAAAGTCGGGGTTAACTATGATTTCAGACCTTACGGAGTTGTTTGGTAAGAAGGGAGAAAAGCAAGCGCGTAAAGCATTCCAAGTTAAGAAAGCGGCAAGTATAGCCACCGCGTTAATTGACACCTTCCTAAGTGCGCGTTCGGCTTATTATTCGCAGTTTACACCCGTTCCCGACCCGAGTAGCCCCGTTCGTGGTGGTATCGCGGCGGGTATTGCGGTCGCAAGTGGTTTAATCGGCGTTGGTAAAATTGCTTCGCAAAAGTTTGAAGGCGGGGCGGTTACGGGTGGCGGGGATACGGGCGGTGGTGATATAGGCGGCGGGGGTGGTAGCCAAGCGCCTTCGTTTAATGTTGTAGGTAATAACGGGTTAAACCAATTAGCGCAATTACAACAACAACCGACACAAGCCTACGTAGTTAGCGGGCAAGTTAGCAGCGCTCAAAGTTTAGATAGAAACCGAGTACAAAACGCAACACTTTAACCAAAATTAAATTAATAAGTTATGAGAATTATTGAACTGATTATAGACGAAAACGACGAGCAAAGCGGAATAGATGCGGTAAGCGTTGTTAAATCCCCTGCAATCGAAGAAAACTTTATAGCGTTAAATAAACACGAAATAGAACTCAAAGAAGTAGACACGGAGAAACGTATTTTAATGGGCGCGGCGTTAGTTCCGAATAAGCAAATTTACCGACGTAACGACAAGAACGAAGAATACTATATTTATTTTAGTTCGGATACAATTAGAAAAGCAAGCGAATTATTTTTAATGCGCTCAAACCAAAACAACGCAACTTACGAACACGAAAAAAAGTTAAAGGGTTTATCGGTTGTTGAAAGTTGGATAATAGAAGACGAAAACAAGGACAAATCAAACCTTTACGGGTTCTCCTTACCAAAAGGTACTTGGATGATTTCAATGAAGGTAAACAACGACGAAGTTTGGAACGATGTTAAAGCAGGTAAAATAAAAGGCTTTTCTATTGAAGGTTACTTTGCTGATAAATTCGAAATGAGCGCCGAAGAACACGAAGCAAACGAAGTGGTAAATGAACTGAAAAAACTATTAGGCGTAAAATGAGAGCACGAAGACAGGAAATAAGAAACAGCCCGCGCGGTGGTAAGCGTGGTTGCTTATGCAAGAACAATACATACGATAGCAAGTGTTGTACGGGCGAACTACAAAACCAAGGAATAGGAAGCGACGTAACGCCACCAAACCCCGTACCACCTCCGCCGTTATGGTATCCGAAGCCGTAACAAAATGCAACAAAACTTTTAAACTTTAATTAATATAATATGAAAAACATTTTAGACAAAATAAACCGAGCAGACGAAATCCAAGCCAACAAAGTTGAGTTAGGTACGCACGAAGTAAATTTAGCTTCAATTCAAGATTTAGAAAAATTGATTTTAAGCGCTCAAAAGAATTTAGAAACATTTAATAAAACATCTACTGAATTAAAATCTTTAGCAAAATCCGTTGTTGTTAATGGAGATTCTTTTAGAAATAACACAAATTTAATAGGTGATTTAAGTCTTGTTTTAGAGAAACAATTCAAAGAATTAGGCTTAAATTATTTAGAAAACCCAACGGTTAGAAAGGCAGTTGCACTAATTAACCAAGATTTTAACGTAAGGTCTTTTACAGATTCAGCAAGACAATTAACAAAATAAACAAAAATGAAAAATAGTACATTACTCGAAAAAATCAAATCTTTGCTTACAAGCGAAGTAAAGTTAGAACAAATGCTTATGGGCGACGGAGTAACCAAAATCGAAGCGGATTCATTCGAAGCGGGTAAAGAGGTATTCGTTGTAACTGAAGACGAACAAAAGATTGCCGTTCCCGTAGGAGAATACGAATTGGAAGACGGACGTATTTTAGTTATCGTTGAAGAAGGGATTATTTCCGAAATCAAAGAAAAGGTAGAAGAAGTTGAAGAAGAAGTTGCACCAACTGAAGAACCAACCGAAGCAGCGCCCGAAGAAGAAATGAGCGCCCCCGTTGCTACTCCTAAAAAAACAATCGAATCCATAGTTAAAGAATCTTTCTTTGCTGAAATGGAAAAACTACAAAAAGAAAACGAAGAGTTAAAATCGGAATTGGCTAAACTTTCCAAAGTTAACGCGTTCGCAAATGAAGCGACCGAACTTAGCGAAACACCAACCCCAATTTCATTTAACCCCGAAAACGAAGCTAAAACCGAACATTTTAAAATCGGTTCAAAAGCACCACGCGGAATAATGGATTCCGTTTTAAACAAAATGTATAAATAATTAAATTAAAAAAAAATGCCAAATCCAACTATTACAACGTCTTACGCAGGTCAATGGGCAGGTAAGTACGTTTCAGCCGCTTTATTAAGCGCACCAACTATTGAGGGCGGCGGGGTTACCGTTATGCCTAACGTAAAATACAAAGCAGTTATCCAACGATTGGAAACAACTGATTTCCTTAAGGATGCAAGTTGCGACTTTCAACCTATTGGAACGGTTGATTTAACCGAGCGTGTATTGCAAGTAAAAGATTTACAAGTAAATATGACTTTTTGTAAATCAGAATTTCATTCAACTTGGCAATCTATCGAAATGGGTTATTCTTCTTTTGACACTTTGCCCAAATCGTTTTCCGATTACTTAATCGCATACGCCGCTGAAAAAGTTGCAGCCGCTAACGAGATTAACATATGGCAAGGTAATGGCGGTCTTTCAGGTCAATTTGACGGGTTGTTTACAACCGCGCAGGCGGATGTTCTTCTTCCACCCGCACAAAATATCGCGGGCGGTGTAATTAACGCGGGTAACGTTATTCCTGCTTTACAATCGGTTTATACTGCTATTCCTGCTTCTTTGTACGGTAAGCCTGATTTAAAAATATACGTTTCCCAAGACGTTCTTAAGGCTTACGTTGCGGCGTTGGGTGGTTTCTCCGCTTTGGCTACGTCTAACTCAGGGGTTAACGCTCAGGGTACAATGTGGTATAACAACGGAATGGTAACGTTTAACGGATTGCCAATCTTTATGGCTAACGGATTACCTACTTCTTCTATGATGGCTACAACTACTTCTAACTTATTTTTCGGTTGTTCTTTATTGAGCGACACGCAAGAAGTTAGAGTAATTGACACATCTGCTACTTTAGGCGATGACAACGTAAGAGTTGTTATGCGAATGGCTGCGGGTACTCAGTACGGAGTTATCGAAGATATCGTAATTTACGGATAATCCACATAACCAAAATATAACGGGGTGGTGGATCAAACTACCACCCTTTTTTTTAACATTTAAAAACTAAAATAAAATGAGTTGCGATATTTCACACGGTAGATTAGAGCCTTGCAAGGACGCAGTAGGTGGGTTGAAAAACCTTTACGTTCTTAACTACGGGCTTTACGACGAAACCGACATTACTTATTCTGCTACGCCAGGATTAACCGACCTAATTACGGGTATTTCTTTGCCCGCTTTGTCTTCTATTTACAAATTTGAATTAAAAGGTACAAACTCCTTCGAAACCACAATTACAAGTTCACGTGAAAACGGAACTACGTTCTTCGAACAAGTTTTAAGCGTTCAACTTAAGAAACAAGATGCGATTACGCACAAACAAATTAAATTGTTATCTTACGGACGTCCTAACATTATCGTTGAGACAAACGCAGGGCAATACTTTATCGCGGGTTTACTTCGCGGAATGGACGTAACTGCGGGAACTATTTCTAACGGAACGGCGTTAGGAGATATGAACGGGTACTCTTTGACCTTTACAGGGCAAGAAGTTACGCCTGCTAACTTCTTAGATGCTGCAACCGAAACGCAATTAGTTACTTTGCTTAACTCTCCAACGGTAGTTAATTCTTAAAACGTTGTTTCATAACGTTAAGGGGGTGGCGACACCCCTTTTTTTATTGCACAAAAAAACGGATTAATAGTTATATTAATATGATAGTAGTTCAACAAACATTATTAACGCAAACTTTAAGGTTCGTTGTTCGTTATGGAGTTCCAACAAGTATGACACTTATAGACGAAAACACGAACGTTCCTATTGTTGTTTCTAACTTAACTTTTTTTATTCAAAGTTACACGAACACGTGTGTTTGTACGCTACCATTTGTTAAAGAAAACCATTTTTATTGGGCGATTCTTAAAGACACTAATAACAATGTTTTATTAAAGGAGCGTGTTTTTTGCACTAATCAACCGATAGACACTTTCTCGGTTAACGATGGTCAATTTATAAGCAATACAACAACTAACGATTTTATAATGTATGAATAACGTCCACGTTTTACAATTAGCGGAATACCAACAACCAGTATTACAAGAAAATTCACGCGATGCGTGGGTAGGTTGGGGAGAAAATAACGATTTCTTTGATTACCTTATAAGTAGGTACACGAATTCAACCACGAACGGGGCTATTATAAACAACGTAAGCCGCTTAATTTATGGTAAAGGTCTTAGTGCCTTAGACGCTTCCCGTAAGCCTAACGAGTACGCTCAAATGATGACCTTATTTAGTAAGGATTGCGTTCGTAGAATGGTATTCGATCGTAAGTTATTCGGGCAATTTGCTATTCAGGTTCACTACAATGACAAGCACGATAAAATATTAAAGGCTTACCATATACCAGTAAACTTATTGCGTGCGGAAAAATGCAACGATAAAGGCGAAATAACTGGTTATTTTTATTCGGATAATTGGGAAGACGTACGCAAGTTCCCGCCTACGCGATTTAACGCGTTTGGATTCTCAAAAGACAAAGTAGAAATAATGTTCGTTAAACCTTACGGGGTTGGAATGAAGTATTACGCTTTTCCTGATTACCAAGGTGCGTTACCCTACGCAGTTTTGGAAGAAGAAGTAAGTGATTATTTAATAAACGAAGTACAAAACGGATTCAGCGGTACTAAAGTAGTTAACTTTAATAACGGAGTACCTTCGGAAGAACAGCAAGACTTAATTAGCCAAAAGGTATTAAATAAATTAACGGGTTCTAAAGGGCAAAAAGTTATCGTAGCATTTAACTTAAACGCGGAATCTAAAACCACGGTTGAAGATATTCCATTAAACGACGCGCCCGACCATTACACGTATTTAAGCGAGGAATGTTTACGCAAAATAATGTTAGGTCATAACGTTACAAGTCCGTTACTTTTTGGTATTGCTTCTTCCAACGGATTTAGCTCAAACGCGGACGAACTACAAAACTCGTTTGTACTTTTTAACAATATGGTTATTAAGCCTTTTCAAGACGAAATCTTAGAAGCGTTTGATAGAATCTTAGCATTTAACGGAATAGCCTTAAAGCTATTCTTTAGAACGTTGAAGCCTTTGGAATTTACCGACTTAGAAAACGCAACTACGCAAGAACAAATAACGGAAGAAACGGGAGCGGATGCAACCGAATTAAAAGCACAAAGCACCGAAGAACAAATAGCCTTAGCGTTACAGGAATTCGGAGAACAACCGCAGGAAAACTGGCTATTAATAGACGAAGCGCCCGTAGATTATGACACGGACGAAGAAGAAAACAAAACGCTGAAAGGCGAAAAAAGTTTATTTTCTAGATTAGTTGAATTGGTTAATACGGGAGTTGCTTTTCCAAACGCGAAGTCCGAACAAGACCAAATTGTAGAAGGCGTTAAATTTATTACCCGTTATGTTTACGAAGGCGAAGACGGAGGAAAAAGCGGTAAGATGCGCCCGTTTTGTAAAGTAATGAAAAGCGCTAAAAAGATATACCGCAAAGAAGACATTATAAGAATGGGTAAAAGCGTAGTTAACGGATTCTATGTAAACGCGGAAGGCGAAGAAATAGGCTTCGGGCCACGTGGTAAACTTACTTACGATATTTGGTTATATAAAGGCGGGCCAAATTGTCATCACCGTTGGAACAAACAGGTTTACGCGCAGTTCGATAGTCGTTTTGGGATCGACGTTAATAGCCCGAACGCTAAACAAATAGCCGTTAAAAAAGCGGAAAAATTGGGATACGAAATAAAAAATAACGCACTCGTAAGCACTCGACCTATCGATATGCCGAACCGAGGATTTTTACCTAAATAAAAATGGCAGAGGCATTACTAATAACGAGAGACGATTTGGTGCGATTTACCGCACTAAACGGGAATATAGATACCGATACTTTTATACAATGGATTAAAGTTGCCCAGGACATCCATATACAGCAGTACACGGGTACGCAACTACTCGATAAAATCAAAGCGGATATAGTCGCTTCAACTTTAGCAAACCCTTATTTAGATTTAGTTGAAACCTATTTAAAGCCTATGTTAATACATTGGGCTATGGTTGAATACTTACCTTTTATGGCGTACACTTTAGCGAACAAAGGAATATTTAAACATAGTTCGGAGAACGCGCAAAACGTAGAAAAAAACGAAGTAGATTTTTTAGTAGATAAACAAAAATATTTAGCTCAAAACTATACCGAGCGGTTTATCCAATATATGGCTTTTTCGGGTAACACTTTTCCCGAATACTATTTAAACACTAACTCGGATATTTACCCTAACTCGGATTCAAATTATTCAGGATGGGTAATATAAAAAAGGAATACACGCCTAAAAAAAGCAACGTTATTAAGTTGCAGAAACTAATTAAAAAGCTAAACAATGGCAATAAAAATAAGTGAGTTAACACCTAAAGGAGCGCCACTAAGCGAAACGGATTTATTCGAGGTATCGGAAGACACGCCCGACGGATATTTAAGTAAAAGCATAACGGGACAAGAAATTTTAGACGCTATTCCTATTCCAACGTTAAACCCTAAAATGATTGGCAGCGTTGTCGGTTCGGGAATAATGGGTATAACTAATCAAATTAGCGCTTCCGTTTTGATTCCTTCGGGAACGATTTCAACAAACAAAACAATTTATATAAAATCATTTATTGACCGAACAGTGGTAAGTGGTGCGGGTGCTTCGACTTTTCGTTTTTACGTAAACACTTCGAATAGTTTAACGGGTGCGACTTTCCTTGGTTCGGGTAGTTCGATGGCAACCACTGTAAAATTTCAAAGATTCGAACGAAATATTTTCTTTGACGGAATTCACTTGAATTTATTTTTAACGGGAACAAGCGCGGCAAACGATTACAGCGCAAGCGGAATAAGTTTAATAGATTTCAACCCTGCCGTAAATAATTACCTAATTTTTGCCGTTCAACATTCAACGTCTTTGACCGACGTTGCAGCGTGGAAAAAAATAAACATACAATTATATGATTAATCTAACAACCATTAACGGCGGGTTCGTTATGCGAGAACTCGAATACCTATTCGACGGCGAAGCGGAAATTCTAGACGAAACACAAGCGCACGTACCTACCGACCGAGGGGTGATTTTCTGCGATACCACGATGAGCGTTAACGAAAACACTTACACGAATATAAACGATTTCTTAACTGCTTTATATGCATAACCATTTACGCGGGCTATCGTTACTTTATCATTTGTTCGCCTATTCAGCGGTAATGCTTACAATTTTTGAAGCGCCCTATAATTTTATTAAACTATTCGCAGTTGCTTACGGAGCTTACGTTACGTTTCAACTTTTTGACTTTTACCAAAATGAACACTAAAATTACAATTTTCTTCTTTTCGCTTTTTTCTATTTTAGCGCCTGTTACGCCGTTAATAATAATAGCTATTTTGTTTATATGGCTTGATATGTTTTTCGGGATATGGCGAAGCGTAAAATTAGGGGGTTGGAAGTCTTTTCGTTCCCGAAGGCTAAGTAATACCGTTTCTAAATCTTTTCTTTATTCGGGTGGTATTTTAGTTGTCTTCTTTTTAGAAAAATATGTTTTAGCGGATATACTGGGTTTATTTGTTTCGGTAGATTTAATTTTAACAAAAGCGTTTACGTTCTTTTGTACGTTTATTGAAATCAAAAGTATAAACGAATCTTACGAAGACATCACAGGGAAAAACATTCTCAAAGCGTTTAAAGATTTTGTAACACGAAGCAAACAGGATTTAGATGAGTTCAAACCTTGACATTGAAAAGATAGTACAAAAGCGTTTATCTAAAGGGCAATTCTTCGAAGAACCGAGCGACAAAACGCAAATTTATTTACACCACACCGCAGGCAACGGAAACGCGGAGGGGGTTTCTCGTTATTGGAATAGTAATGATTCTCAAATAGCGACTGCCTTTGTAGTTGGAGAAAACGGAACGATTGTACAATGTTTTAGCTCAAAGCATTGGGCGTGGCACTTAGGAATTGATTCGCAGGATTTTACAACGCGTGGACTTCCTTATAAGAACCTGAATAAACTTTCGGTAGGAATAGAAGTTTGTAATTGGGGAATGCTCAAAGAAAAAAACGGAAAATTCTTTAACTACGTAGGCGGGGAAATAAACCCTTCGTATATTACTACGTTGGAAACGCCTTATAAGGGGTACAAACATTGGTACAAATACACGGACGCACAAATAGAAGCAACGCGCCAACTTGTCACATATCTTTGCGAAATTTATGACATTCCGAAGGCTTACCGTAAAGAAATTTGGAGTTTAGATAACGAAGCATTTAAGGGAACAAAAGGAATTTATACGCATAACAGCGTAAGAAAAGACAAGGCAGATATTTACCCTTGTCCGCGTATGATTAAAATGCTTGAAAACTTATGAAATACCTAATTGTATTTATATGCGTTTTAACGCTCTTTTCGTGTTCAAGTGAACGCAAAGCACAATACCACTATAAAAAGGCGCTTAAACACGGGCTAAAGGTTATACAGGATAGCGACACAATACGAATAACTACTTTGGATTCGTTTCCCGTAATAAAACACGATTCTATTATGTGGGAAAAGTTTATTACAACGAAGGACACAATCGTAAATTTTAGAAACGTATATGTGCCGACGACACGTTTTGAGCAAAGAATCCGCTACAAAGAACGAGTTAAGACACTTCGAATTGAAGGGAAAACACAATGGAAAACGGCGAAGGCGGTTCAAGTGGTTAAATACCGCACAAATTGGTATGTAGTGTTACTTGCTTTTGTACTCGGATTCGTTCTAAGATTTATTCTAAATTCTACCTTTATTTCGCGGCTTAAATTATTCTTCCGATATTTCGGGCAAATTTAACGTATGAATTTAATTAAACACGGGCGTAACGTCCACGAAATGCAACTTGACGGCAAACAAGTTCACGTAGCTATGTTATCGGATTTACATTGGGATAACCCGCACTGCGATAGGGAACTACTAAAAAATAACTTAGATTTTTGCAAAGAAAATAATATTCCCGTAGTTATTAACGGGGATTTCTTTTGTTTAATGCAGGGGCGGGGAGACAACCGAAGAAACAAATCGGACATACGATCAGAACACAACAACGCGCGTTATTTGGATTCCATAGTTGAAACGGCGGTACAATGGTTTGCGCCTTACGCGGATATTATCAAAGTTATCGGATACGGAAACCACGAAACAGCTATTATAAAATACCAGGAAACGGATATACTCCAAAGATTCGTAGACCTATTAAATTTTAAATGCGGTTCTAAGGTTCAAACGGGCGGTTACGGTGGTTGGGTTATCATTAAACAAACCTTTAACGGCAATGCGCAAATATCTACGAAGGTAAAATATTACCACGGATCAGGTGGCGGAGGGGTTGTTACTAAAGGAGCGTTAAACCTTACCCGAGCGCTTGAAATGTACGAAGACTTCGACGTATTTACTATGGGGCATATACACGAAAATAGCTCGCGTAACGATGTAAGAGAATGCGTTAACCATAATTCAAAGCAGGGTTACTCAATTAAACAAAGGCAACTTCATTTAATGTTAACAGGAACGTACAAAGAAGAATACGGAGAAGGCGCGTACGGTTGGCACGTTGAACGGGGCGCACCACCAAAGCCGTTAGGGGGTAGAATATTGAAAATTGAGTGTAAAGAAATCGATAGAATGTTGATAAAAAATATAGATTCGTTCAAGTTTCCTTTGTAAATTTGCACATAGCGTTTTGAATTGGGGTAGTAATACCCCTTTTTTAGTTTATAGCCTGATTTTATTAGGCTTTTCGTAAGGTTTTACCCTTATTTCTTATTTAGAATCATTATAAATTATTGAAAAGTTAAAAAAAATTGTTAAAAAGTTTGGTAGATTGAAACTTAGTATTTATATTTGCGTATAGTTATTCACTAAACAAATAAAAAAAACGCTATGAAAACTTTTAAAATTGAATTTCAGGACAAAGACGGAAACGAGTTATTTATCAAAGTAATTAAAGAAACTCATTTATCTTACGCAATGATTTACGCCCGTAATTATTTAGGTGGTACAACGTGGGGAGACGCAGTTAATTATTTAATAACCGAATTAAACTAAAAGATATGAAAACAGTAAACGATTTGATTTTACACATTGTACTAAAGTACGAACAAGAGTTAAAAGAGAACTACGAAGAATGCCGAGACGCATTCGGGCAACTTGACGAAGCAACGCAAAGCGCTTGGAAGGAATGGAATACAATGGACGAATTATTAACCCGCTTAAACTTAAACGATGAAACTATTTAAGAACTTATTTAACAGCCTAGACAACGAAGGTAAAATGATGCTCAACACCTTTGTAGAATTTATAACCTTAATCGGGTTATTTGTAATATCTCTTTTATTAATTGCTTATTTTATTATCTTATGAACATAGAAACCCATTACCCGTTAGCGTATTTTTACGCGGAAACTTTTGAAGGAGAATGTACCTTTGAGCTATCCGTAGACGAAGACAACGACTTAATAGTAACTATTTGCACGGCGGTTGCTTACCGAACCGATTTAGAAATAGAACTAGAACACGTACTCACGGATTACGAACTACAATTAATCGCAAGTGAGATTTACGACGACTTGTTGAACTCCGATTTACACGACGAAATTACTCAAGAAGGCTATAACAATAAAATTCAAAACGACTATGACAACGGAAAAAACTCCCGACGTGAAATATAACTTACCCGTTCAGATTAAATGGTGGCTTACTGGAGAAGGTTGGCTACATAGAAACGGACACTTTAACTTTAATCACTATTGCAACGTAGTACACGCGAAATATGAAAAAATACGAAATAAAACACTATTATCAGGAACGACCGAACGCCCGCAGAAAAGTAACAATATCCGTTGTAGAAGCGTATTCCCCACACCACGCTAAATTGGTTTTAGATATTTGGGAAGGATTAATAATTAAAATAAAAGAACAATGCAACTAAAAAATAAATTTACCACACTAATCGAAGACAACGACCTACGCAAAAGATGCAGAAAACGGAAGTTTGTAAACCAACGCGGATACTTGATTAAATTAATGCGCGGGCACGGATTCAGCTATATTGAGATAGGCGAAATGTTAGGGCTTAATCACGCTACGTGCATCCACGCTTTTAACAATGCGAACCTTTGGGAATCCATAAACGACCGCCACTTTTACAACGACACGGAGCATTTACGCGCCGCAATGAATAACTTTAAGGTTAATAGAACGATGCAAGATTTATACTTAGACGTTAAAAGCGCAGGGGGTTTAAAAGACCTTGAACATATACAGGAACGAATAAGAAGGGGAGAATATCAAATAAATTTTATTTACGATGAACAAATATTGAATTAATTAGTTATCTTTGTAACTGGTTCGTCTCTCACACTATAGAACCTTAAAGAAGTTATTAACCCTTGTAATGAAGTAGAAGTGAGAGCCTACGGAGTTGCAGGGGTTTTTTATTGCTTAAAATTTAGACCAATGGCTAAAGACAAAAATGGGTTTGTATTGTATAAAGACATTATACACACCGCAGAAAAATTAACCGATGAACAAGCGGGAATCTTGTTTAAACATATTTTAAGGTACGTTAACGACGAAGACCCCGAATGCGATTTTTTTACTGAAGTAGTTTTTGAACCGATTAAACAAGCGTTAAAACGTGATTTAGTTAAGTATGAAGAAACTTGCATAAAGCGTAGTGAAAATGGTAAAAAAGGTGGTAGACCTAAAAACCAAGAGGAAGCAAATAAACCAAATGCTTTTTTAGATAAGCAAACAAAAGCAAAAAAAGCCGATATAGATAGTGATATAGATATAGATATAGATATAAATAATACAAAGTTTAATTTTTTAGAATCTTTAATTAACTACGGATTCGATAAAGAGTTAGCAAAGGAATGGTTAAAGGTTCGTAAGGCAAAAAAAGGAGTAAACACCAAAACAGCGTTTAATTCATTTATTACCGAAGTAGAAAAAAACGGACAAGATAAAAACTTAATTTTGAAAACTTGCGTAGAACGTTCTTGGAATGGTTTTAACTCCGATTGGTTACCAACAAATAAATTTAACGAACTATCGGACGACCTGCAACAAACCGCTAACATACTGGCGAAGTTAAATTATAAGGTAGACCCTAAAAAATATTCAGATGATAACTAAACAAGGAGATTCATTACAATACTTACTCGATTATAAAGAAGGTAAGATTAAACGCGGGTTAAAAATAGATTGCCCGTTAGACGAATGTTTAAGGTTTAAACCTAAGCAACTAAATATAATTCTAGGACACGATAACGTAGGTAAAACTTATTGGGTATTTTGGTACTTCCTTGTTCTCGCATTAAAACACGGACTTAAATTCTGCATATGGAGCGGGGAAAACCAAAAAGGGCAAATACTCCGAGACCTTGTTCAAATGTATTCAGGCGAACCATTTAAGAACCTAACGATTAATCAAATTCAAAGTTATTGCGCTTACCTAGAACAATTCTTTTACTTCGTAGATAATTCTAAACTTTACAAGCCGTTAGAACTTTTGGAAATCTTTGCTAACTCAAAATGCGATGTCGGTTTAATAGACCCGTTTACAGGATTAGATAGGGAAATGACTTACGAAGGAAACTATACCTTTATGAATAAGGCGCGGGAATTCGTAAATAAAACTGGAATGACTATTTATATTAATACCCATCCAAATACG